TCAAGGATTGTGATGTTCGTGTCTTCTTCTCACTGAATCAAGACACAACTTTAGATGAGACAGTATTTGTTCCATTCCCTGGTTACAATAATCTGGATGCTGCTGGCAACATTATCAGCACAACCAACAGTGATGGTCAACCTGATACACTCATTGCTAAGAGTGATGTTCCACTTCACTCACCTGGAATTGAGTTCTACAAGGAATACTCATTCACTGCTAACAACCTGAATCCTTATGATGTGTTCAGAATCAAGATCATTGGTTCCTCAACTACATCATCTGTGGTTCCCCAAATCAAGAACCTTCGTGCTATCTCCTTTGCCTAATGTCCTTATTACCAATTGATGGAAAAGACGGTTATTTCAGAGATTCTGAAACAAATGCCATCATCAATAAGAACAACACTGAGTTCAATCGTTATATTCAGAACAGAGAGAGGCTCTCCCAAGATCAGGAAAGACTCTCTCATATGGAAAAGAGTATGGATGATCTGAAGAATGATTTGGACGATATCAAGGTCTTGTTGAAGAACCTGTTGAGATAATCTTCTAAATACCTTATAAAGAGGGACTGAATAGATGGCGCAGCCTTCCAGTAGAACAGAATTTAAGAACTATGTGCTGAGGCAGTTGGGCGCTCCTGTTCTGGAAATCAACGTTGCTGATGAGCAGGTTGAGGACCTGATTGATGATGCCATTCAATATTTCCAAGAAAGACACTTTGATGGTGTTTATCGTAACTACCTGAAGTATCAGGTTACTCAAGATGATGTCGATCGTGGTAAAGCAAGACCACCTGGCGCTCCAGCAACTGGTGCTGGCACAGCTGGCATTGCAAGCACTTCAGCAACAACAAACATTGTTGGAACTGCCACCACATTCACTTATTACGAAAACAGCAATTATCTTCAAGTTCCACCTAATGTTATTGGTGTGGACAAGGTTTTCCAGTGGGATGATGCTCAGGGCATCAACACCCAAAATTTGTTTAGTTTCAAGTATCAGTTGTTCCTGAACGACGTTTATAATTGGGGACAAACTGACCTGTTGTCCTATTCAATGTCAATGACTTACCTTGAGACACTCAACTTCCTTCTGAATACACACAAGCAAATTCGTTTTAATCAGAGACAAGACAGACTTTATCTGGACGTTGACTGGGACACTATTCAAGCTGGTGACTTCATTGTTCTTGATTGCCATGTGGCAATGGATGGAACAGATTATTCCAGAGTTTGGAATGATTCATTCCTGAAGCGTTACACAACTGCTCTGGTGAAGAAACAATGGGGACAGAACCTCATCAAGTTCCAAGGTGTCAAACTTCCTGGTGGAATTGAATTCAACGGAAGAGAGATTTATGAAGATGGAGTAGAAGAGGTCAACAAGATTCGTGAAGAAATGTCCTCTTATTATGAACTGCCACCAATGGATCTTATTGGTTGAGGAATAAGTAATGGCACTTAATCCCTTCTTTCTAAATGGGTCACAAACAGAACAAGGTCTGCTTCAGGATCTCATCAATGAGCAGATCAAGATGTATGGCGTGGATGTTCATTACCTGCCAAGACAGTTTCTGAGAACTGACATTGTTGAGGTAATTCAATCAGAGTTCAACAATGCTTATCCATTGGAAGCATATATTAACACATATGATGGTTTTGGTGGACAGCAAACTCTTCTGACTAAGTTTGGCATTGAGGAAAAGGATGATCTAACAATCACCATCTCCAAAGAAAGATGGGAGAATTATATTGCTCCTCTGATCAAGAATCAGCCTTTTATGGAACTCTCAACGAGACCCAGAGAAGGTGATCTAATTTATTTCCCACTGGGAGATCGACTGTTTGAAATCAAGTATGTAGAGCACGAACAACCCTTCTACATGCTGAGAGAGAATTATGTTTATGAACTAAGATGTGAACTCTTCCGTTATGAGGATGAGGTCATTGACACCAACATCTATGAGATTGATAATGAACTTGAAGAGATTGGTTATATTCAGACTCTGAGAATGGTTGGTCTTGGATCGACAGCAACTGCTGTGACAACTGTTTGTCCTTCTGGTGCAGTTAATCAGATTTACATCACCAACATGGGTGGTAGTTATGAGGCACAACCAGTTATTGGTTTCTCCTCTGCACCAGATGGAGGAACAACTGCTGTTGGTGTTGCATCTCTCACGAACATTTACACCAACTGTAATGGTGAGTATGGTGGGAAAGTTGCCTACATCAATCTCACCAATCCTGGTTGTGGTTACACTGAACCACCTTGGATCACAATTCGGGGTGGTGGAGGAACAGGTGCTGCTGCAACAGCAGGAATCTGCACAACTGGAAGTGTTGGAATTGTTACTATCACCAGTGGTGGATCTGGTTACACAACTAATCCAGTTATGCACTTCCTGCAGCCAGCTGGAGTTACCTCTGCCGTTGGTTATGGTGAGATCAATGCTCTGGGTATTGTTACTGTTGCCTACATCACTAATGCTGGATGTGGATATGAAGATCCCCCAACAATCACCTTTGATGCTCCAACTGGAATTGGCGAGACAATTGGTATTGGAACCTATGTCTTCAATGAAGTTGTTACGGGTCAAACCTCAGGCATCACTGCTTATGTGAAGACATGGACAGCAGCCACTTCCACACTCACAGTTTCCATTGTGGGTGGTGATTTCACAGATGGAGAACTCCTGTATGGTGAGGAATCTGGTGCCATTTATATTCTGAGAAAACAGATTGTGGATGATCTGGTTACTCCTTATGCACAAAATGACACCCTTGAGACTGAAGCAGATAAAGTGTTAGATTTCTCAGAAGATAATCCCTTTGGGATGCCATAGATAAATAACTCATAATCCCAAGCAAGAGTAATGTTTGAGTATTTTTACAATGAGATTTTAAGGTCCACTATTGTTGCCTTTGGATCACTGTTCAATAGCATCTCCATTAAGCACAAAGAAGCTGATGGGGATGTTTATAGTGAGATCCAAGTTCCTCTTGCTTATGGACCAACTCAAAAGTTTCTTGCAAGATTGCGACAGGAAGCAGATCTGAATCGTCCAGTTCAGATCACTCTTCCAAGAATGTCATTTGAGTTCACTGGACTGACTTACGACCCAACTCGTAAGTCCACACAGATGCAGACCATCATCAATCAAACTCCTGATGGTCAAAACATCAAAAAGAACTACATGCCAGTTCCTTATAACATGTCATTTCAACTTGCAATCTACACCAAGTTGAATGATGATATGCTTCAAATCATTGAGCAAATTCTTCCTTATTTCCAACCCTTCTACAATCTTTCAGTCAATTATTTGGGAGAATTGAAAGAAAGAAGAGACATTCCTGTTCAGTTGGATTCCATCACCATGGAAGATAATTATGAAGGAAACTTTGACACAAGAAGAGCACTTTATTACACACTAAACTTTACAGCAAAGGTTTACCTGTTTGGTCCTATCACAGACGTTACAGACACCATTGTCAAGAAGGTTACTGTTGGTTACTTGGCTGGAGACAAGAACAACGCAGAAAGAGACATCACTTATCAGGTTACTCCAAGAGCAACCAAGGATTACGATGGAGTTGTTGTTACCAACACAACATCAAATATCGATCTTGCAGATGTCATCATTCCAGTGGTCAGTAGTTCTGGAATCACAGCAGCAACTTACATCTACATTGGTGAGGAAGAAATGTACGTTGAGAAGATCAGCGGTAACAACCTCACAGTTAGAAGAGGTCAAGACAACACAATTCCTCAAAGGCATGTGAATGGGGCTCCTGTTTATAACATCACTGCTGCTGATGATGCCCTAATCGAATTCGGAGATGACTTTGGATTTAGTGGAACCGTGTTCTGAGGTTGACTTATGTCTGGTAAATTTGATAAATTAGATGAAACGTTTGACGTGACACCAACTGAAATCACTGAGGTAAAAAAAGATGATCTCGAAGGTAAGATTGAGAAAATCAAAAGTAATTCACAAGATATCAAGAAAGACTACGAATACACCAGGGGTAATCTTTATTCGATTATTGAAAAAGGACAAGAAGCAATCGACGGCATCTTAGAACTCGCTCAAGAAAGTGAGATGCCTCGTGCTTATGAGGTTGCTGGACAACTGATTAAGAATGTTGCTGATGCCACTGATAAGTTGTTAGATCTTCAGAAGAAATTAAAGGATGTGACTAAAGAAGAGGAAGCAAAAGGACCTACCACTGTCAATAATGCTCTCTTTGTTGGTTCCACTGCTGAACTCCAAAAGTTACTGAAGAACAGTTCACAGAAGTGATAAATAACTAAAAGTCAGTTTTATGTCATGGCTGTACCAGCAGTAAATATTCAAATTGACAGTGGAACCTATTTTGAAAATGAA